GGTTTTTTGTCTGCTGTCAAAAGACAGAAAAAGGTTTAGCTTAGCGACTCATACCAAATGCCGCTCGTCACCGTGAACTGGTTGGCGCGTCACACGGGGAAGGATTGGCGGACAATTAACAAGCGAACAGCTAAGCTTCCCCGCACGCGCGACCGACTAGACTGCGCTACTGCGCTGGAAGCGATTTACGTCGGAATCTCTGAGCAGAGCGGGGAATTTATCTCGACGCCCGAAGCAGTTCGGCAACTTACGATTGCAAAGAAGGAAGAGATCGATCTAGATATGGAGGTTAAGCGTGGCGAGCGCATCCCCGTCGCTGATTGTCTTGCCATCGACAACGAGGTTTTCCAATCAATCGCCGGAACCCTGAAGGCGAACACCGGCAAATACCTCAACGAAGAAGTTACGAACGAAATCTTCGACGGTCTAAAGCAATGGGCCGGCAGACTGAACGGAAACGGCAGCCATGACTGATCCAGTTTCCTACGCTTCCTATCGCACAGCCGTAGCGAAACTCCTTATCGCTAACTTCGCGCGATGGCATCGAATGTCGCCGGAGGAGTTTGCGGAGCAAAAGCTTCGTATGCCCGGCGACCACGGATCGACAAAACGGTTTACGTTCGATTTCTTCCCTCCACAGCGCGAGATGTTCACCGAGATATTCAACCCGCGCAATCGGGAGGTCGTATTCAAGATGGCGAGCCGCCTCACAAAAACGATGACAGTCCTTGGCGCGATTGGTTATTGCATCGCTGAAGCTCCGCGCAAGATCCTAGTCATGTGGCCGAAGATTGGCGACAGCGAGGAGTGGAGCAAGAAGCACCTGATGGGCGAACTGGTCGATCCTACGGAATGTTTACAGGGCGTTCTACAGGATGGTCGCGGGCGCCGGCTGGCGAACAATACGATTCTCTCTAAGATATTCCCCGGAGGCTATATTTCCATGTTCGGGGCAAATGTGCCGGGAGATTTTCGTAGGGCAAAAGGGAATTTTCTTTACGCAGACGAGATAGATGCCATTGCAATTGCTGAATCAGATGAGGGAGATCAGTTGCGACAATTCGCAGTTCGAGGTTCGGAGTATCCAGATACGATTCAGGTTTATTGCTCATACCCATCATTAAAAGGGCAATCTAACATCGATAGCAAATACGATTTGTCCGATAAGCGAGTCTTGGAGGTGCATTGCGCTAAATGCGGTGACCCGTGGGTGATGCATAGAAAAGACTTGCGTTATGACCGGCAGCAAACAGAATCAGCGCAACTTCAATGTCCAATCTGCCATGCAAACCACGACGATGCAGCACGTTCGACAATGGCGCGGGCCGGTAAATGGCACGCCACCGCAGATTTTAAGGGAGTCGCAGGATTCCATGCTAATGCGCTACTGTGGCCGCATCCTGTTGATCGACAAAAGTATCCAGGCGGATTCCTACAGATGCTTGCCTTGGAAGAAATCGCTGTCGAACAGGCCGACAACCCGGAGCGCGCTCGGCGCGTCCTGGTAAATACCCGCGATGCTGAAAGCTATGAACCCGAACACCTCCAAAAGATCGAACACACTGTCCTCTACAAGCGGCGCGAGCATTACGACCCAAGAGAGGTCCTGCCCTCGGAGGTGGTCTTTATCAGCTTTGGCGCGGATCTTCAGTCCAACCGCGCCGAAATCAAATTCAAAGGCTGGGGCTATTCGGGTAATCTCAAGCAGTCCTGGGCAATCGATTACCGAGTGGTACGTGGCTCGCCCTTGCAAGCGGAATTCTGGGAAAAACTCGCGGCAGTCTTCCAAAACGTAGCGTGGAAACATCCATGCGGTAAGTGGATCCACCCGTCAATCGGTCTTTTTGACTCGCGATTTCGCCCGGATGAGGTTTTTGCGTTCACGCGCAAGATGCAACGGCTTAGAATCTACGCTTGCGAGGGCGCAACGACGATTTCGAAGCCAATCATCCCCAAAAAGCCGATGAAACGCGGGATTCCGCCGGCGTTGGTCTGGGAAGTTGGGACGCATGAGGCGAAGGACGTCATTTACCAGCAGCTCGAAATCAACGACCCTTCCGCGCAGGGCTACATGCACTTTCCGGACACCTCCAGCTTCACGGAATCGTATTTCAAGGGCTTGACGGTGGAAGAGTCGGTGATGCAACGCGGCCGCGATGGCAATTTCTACCGCTTCTTCTTCAAGAAATCAAGCGATGACCGCAATGAGCCACTTGACGCAGAGGTTTACGCGAACGCTGCTGAGCAAATCTATCGACCGAACTACGAAAAGCTGGCAAAAGAGTTCTCCGGAGAAGACGAATCGCCATTAAATCATCCCGGTCCGGATCACGATTTACCACTCCCGCGGGTCAGAATGAACCGAATGGGCAGCAAATGGATGGCCGGATTCGGGAAGGTTTAGAAATGAGGTGATGCTTCTATCCAACCTGATCCACTTCAGGTCAATATCTAATGCCGCTCCAACCGTTCGACCCGCAGGAGCGGCATTTATTATGTAATTAGCGCAGTCATTCCATCCACTTAACTGCAACTAGACCAAATTTGCCTGATTGACATAGCAAATTGCTATGAATGGCAGTTCCAACCGCTACGGGTGCGCCCGAATTGATCGAACAGGGCGGGACGTATCTCTTCACGGAGAGTTTTAGCGAGTTTCCGAACGTCGACTGGACCGCGCAGTATCTTTTACAGATTCCCGGCAGCGCACCTTACACGACGAACGCAACGAACGTCACCAATAGCAGCGTCGATTTCCTTTTCACGCTGAACCCGACGATTGAGGTCCCGGGTCGTTATATGTTCGCAATCTACACGACTGAGCGGGCTTCTGGGCAGCGCGCAACGGCAAAAACCGGAGTCCTGAATGTTCTGCCAGACCTTTCGCAGACCCAGACACCGAGTAGTGCCCAGACGATGCTGGATAACATCAATACGGCCATCACACAGCTTACTACGGGCGGATTCCAGAGCGTTTCGGTCAATAATGTCAGCTATACGCGCTATCAGGTCACGGAACTGATCGCTTTGCGGACACGATTACAGGCCGAAGTCATTCGGGAGCGTGAAGCGCAGGAAGTCATGCGCGGAATCAATCACGACGGCTTAATCGTGACCCGGTTCAAATGACGTTCGTAACGAAATATTATTTTCGCGGGACTTGGTGGTCCCTCGACATCGAAGCTGATAATCTCGATGATGCGGAGGCTCGGTGTATGAGGCTGGGCCTCCAACTTTTAGGACCACTTAAAGCGTCCATACCTTGCAGGAAACAAGGCGGAATCATCCAATTCTTCGTAATGGCATGGTGCTGGATTGCGAACCTTGGCAAATGAAACTCACAGATTTTATCAAATCCAAACCGCCACCGCGCCGGCGCGGACTTGGCAAGAAAAACCCTTTGCGGATCGCGGCTGAAACTCCGGACGGCTCACGCGCATTGGCCGTTCAGACGCCCACACCGGCCGCGACCGCAACTCTTTCAAAGCGCGATTACAAATCGGTCGTCGGAATCGGAGGGATCAATTCTGATTGGGCAATCTCGGCACTGTCCGAGGATGCTGACGTCTGGCAGAACATCTTCGCGCTTCGGTCACGATCGCGTGACCTGTTCAGGACCGATTGCTATTTCTCGAAATATCGAGAGGAACTTTGGGCTAATGTCTTCGGATCGGAAGGAATCACCTGCCGGTTGCGCATCAAGGAAACTGAGGACCGCGTAGTTTATGCTTCCGCCGGCAAGGAGTTCAGCCAAATCAAAGGTGAATACAAACGGTTCAGGCATGTTTACTCACGGCAATTGACAGAACTCAACGAACGACAGTCCGCCACGATTCAAGTCGGTGACCTTGACCTTTACGCCAATAAGCTGATCGAGGAGGCATGGGCGCGATGGAAGAGGCGCGAGTTCTGCACGATGACGGGTGCGCTGAGTTACAACGAAGTCTGCCAGCTCCGGCTACTCTCAGCCGCGCGCGACGGCGATTTCTTTCTTCGCCATATCAGAAGTCCATCCGCGAACGAATACGGGTATTCCCTGCAACTCATCAACGCTGAATGGTGCGATTATTTCCTGAACACGAAGCTCGAAAACGGCAATGAGATACGAATGGGCATCGAGCGGGATAAATGGGGCAAGCGGACAGCTTACTATTTCATCACGCGCACGCCGATGGATTGGCAGTTCGGCACTCCGGCAATGGGATCAATGGGAGATCGCAAGGTTTACACGCGCATCCCTGCCGAAGAAATCATCCATTACGCGCGTTATATCGACGGCGATTCAACGCGGCCGGCTCCATGGAGCGCTCCGGTTATCATTAAATCTCGCCATCTGGACAAATACGAGGAAGGCGAGGTCGTAGCAGCTCGGGTTTCAGCCTGTAAGGTATTCCAATTCACGTCCACGCTCGATCCAAGCGGGGGAACTGGGGTGGGAGACAGACCTGATCCAACTAAGGAGTCCGAGATGAGTGCTGAGCCTGGCGGCTCTTTCGGTCTGCCGTGGGGTGTCGAAGGCACACTGCTTGATCCAAAGCATCCCAACGGAAATTTCGATCTGTTCCGCAAGGGAATGCTGCGCGCGTGGTGCGCCGGAATGCCAGGAGCGAATTACAATATCATAGCGAACGATCTTGAGGGCGTAAACTATTCGAGCGGTCGCCTTGGAATGCTGGACGAGCGCGAACTTTGGAAACTGATCCAGAAATTCGATATCGAGATCGCCGAGCGTCCGATCTTTGAAAACTGGCTTGAAATGTCGCTGATGACCGGCGCGATTCCGCTGCCACTGGCTAAGTTCGATAAGTTCAACAAACCAATCTTCCGGGGGCGCCGCTGGGCATGGGTCGATCCTCAAAAGGAAGTGCAAGCAAATGCGCTCCAGGTCGTGAACAACTTCACAAGTCGGACGCGAGTTATTGAAGATAGCGACGTCGATGCCGATTTCGAACAGATCGTGTTTGAGTTGGCGGAAGAAAAAGCGTTACTCGAAGAACTCGGTCTGGATGTCGTTCCAACGGTCGGCAAAGTCCCGCCAACCAAGCCAGCACAGGACACGGCCGACGATCAGCCTCCGGTCGCGACTCCTCCCGCTGCGAAATCGCTAACGATAGAGGATTTCAGAGAGTTTCTGGCAATGTCAAGGCCGACTCCCGCGCCGAATATGACAATCAACATGCCGCAGCAGAAGGAAACGACCGTCACCGTCGAAGCCCCGATCGTGAATGTTCCCGAACAGAAGTCACCGGTTGTTCATGTCGCTGCGGCAAAAGTGATGATGCCTGAAATGAAACCGGCCGATGTCGTGGTGAACGTAGCCGCTCCCAACGTTGCGATTAAAAACGACATCAAGATCCCGAAGACAAAGGCAATCACAATGAAGCGCGACAATGACGGTAAACTCAGCGGAATGGAAATCGAAAAGGAATAATTATGATCACATTTTCAATCACCTTTCCAACGCAGGAAATGGAAGATCAAACCATTCAGGAACTCAGCGATCAATACGGATATGACGAAATGGTTTACGATGGCAACGGAAATCTCATTCCGAATCCAGAAACCCGTTTAGATTTCGCGAAGCGATCAGTAGCCAAAGGATTTTCGGAGATCGTTCGTTCCCGAGTGGTTGCCAAAGGCGGCGAAGCTATTGCGGCCCAATATGACGCCGCATTCTCGCAAGTGATAATCGGATAATATGGCAATCGCGCGTGTTCAATCCACATCAGCAAGCACTCTAGCCTCAAGCACAGCAGTGAGCCTGGTCTTGACTTTAGGAGCTGCCACTACATCTGGAAATACCGTAATAGTTGCAATGGCAACCACAACTACCGGGGCTCTAAAAGTGACCTCGGCGCATGGAATATTTTCGCAAGTCACTCCCGCCGCTTTGGACACAACCACTACGACAGAGATCGTGCACATCTTTTACGGGGTAATGTTCGGAGCCGATACGGCAATAACCATCGCTTTAATCACCGGCAACCCTTTGAGTCAATCCGCCGCCGTTGCAGTTGAATACAGTGGGGCATTTATTCAACCGGATAATATTCCGGCTCCAATTGCAGCAAGCGGCGTTAATGCATGCAATACGGGAAACGTCGCGAACACTAATGCGAATGCGCTTTTTGTCGGCGTAATCGGGGTGAAAGTATCCAGTGCTACTCCAAACACGAACTGGGCGACAAGTAACATTGCCCCGTTTAACATCGTGGCGCAGAACTCCACAAGTAATAATACAACGGCGACCGGAGATAGGGCAATCGTCTACCTGGATGCGATTGTTTCTACGGCAGCAACCCGCGGAACGAATGTGAACCACGGATTCGGAACGAACAGATACGCAGGAGTGTTGGGAACTTTCGCTCAGGCTACCAGTTCAGGCGGAGGAATTAGAACGGCGGGTCACGGAGGATTGGCTGCCTAATGGAAACTCTAATCGAAAAACTAAAACGGAAATCGCGCATTGAACCCAACGGTTGCTGGCAGTGGATCGGATATATACATAAGTCCGGTTATGGACGCGTTCGGGCATTTGGAAAGAAAACATCGCCTCATAAAGTGGCTTACGAGGTGTTCGTCGGGCCTATTCAGAAAGGAATAGAACTTGACCATTTATGTCGTAATCGAGCTTGTATTAATCCTGCTCACCTAGAACCAGTTTCTAAAAAGGAAAACATCCTTCGTGGAATCTCATTTTCCGCAGTGAACTCCCGAAAGACCCACTGCCAAAACGGCCACGAATTTAACGAGGAAAACACTTACAAGTCACACGGAAGGCGTCAATGCAGAAAATGTAACCTTTCCGCTGTTATGCGTTACCAGAAAAGGATAGCGGCATGAATTTCGGCGACATCTTCACAAGTCAGATTCTTTATTGCCATTTCACCACACGGCAATTCTCTACTGGAACGCCAATCACGGCTGCATCGTTAGTGGTCTCGATTTATAAAGATGACAGCACGACCCAAAGCACCACGGGAATCACGACTACATTTCTAACCGGATTCGATAACGTCGTTGGTCTTGTTTCAGTAAAGATCGATACCTCCCAGGATGGAACGTTTTACGCAGCAGGACACGATTTCTCCATTGTGGTTACGGCAGGAACTGCGGACAGCGTTTCCATCGTTGGCGAGGTCGTAGGCTACTTCTCGATTCAGAACCGATCGGCCTTGCGTGCATCAACGTCCGGGAAGACGTTGGTAGTCGATTCGGCCGGTCTCGCGGATGCGAACGTCGTCAAACTCGGCCCAACCGGAACAGGAACCACCCAGACGGCGCGCGATATTGGCGCGAGTGTCCTGGTAGGAGATAAGACAGGGTTTTCTCTTGTGAGCGGATATGATCCGGCGAAGACCGCAGCACAGGCCGGAGATGCAATGGCACTTACCGCCGGAGAACGAACCACCGTTAGCACGTCAGTATGGGCATCAGCAACGCGCACGCTCAGTAGCTACGGAACGCTTGTAGCAGACGTTGCCACTTCAGTTTGGGGTGCTGCCGCCAGAACACTAACGGCATTCGGATTCACTGTCGACACAAACGCGAACGCAACTGAAACCTCGATCAAAACACAGACCGACAAGCTTGCGTTCACGGTTACGAATCAGGTCGATGCGAACATCAAGAGCATTAATCAAACGACGATCACAGGCAATGGACAACCTGGAACAGAGTTCGGTGTATGATGATTGGTATAAACTGGAAAGATGTCTGGAAAGATGTCTGGAAAGAGGTCTGGCAGCAGACGGCTCCTGTTCCGCCTACCCCGCCCATTCGCGCTTCAAAGGGCAATCGTTCCGGAGGCGCATGGGTAGTGACGGCAACCGATTACGGCTATCTGGTCGAGACTGGAAGCGGAACATTAAAACTCAACAGTAAATACATGCTCGATCTTGAAGCTAAGAACGCGGGCGCAACGCTGCGATGGAATTAAATGCAGTGCGGACGCTTAATCACCGAGGATTCCAATCCGCTAGTCACGGAATCAGGCGACGCTTTCCTTGTGACCGAATGCTTTACGGGTTTGCGGCCCGGCAGAGTTTATAAAAAGGAATATCCATATTGGGCGCCGCATGATTTCAGGCCAAAATATGATTTCGGGGATGCAGAAGAACTTCTGATTCTGGCAGCAACAGAACTGGATTAAATGGAAGACACGAAGTTTTCAGACTTAGATCCGGTGACCGCGGTTGCTTCACCTGATTTTGTCGCGGTCGTTAAAGGAGGAGTTTCAAAGCGGGCAGATGTGTCTCTTTTCAACAGTCTAAAGGCGTCGCTTGTTCTGCATTCGGCAGCAAACCAGACCAGTGTCCCGTATAACTTTCAAAATTCCGGAATCGTTGTTTATGATTCCGATAACAGCGAGGTATTCCGTCTTTGGTCCTCATTCTTATCGGACAGCATCTTTATCGGTTCTTCCGCAGGAGAGGCTACGGATGGAACCCATGCCGAAGCACAAAATACCGCAATCGGAGGATTCACATTCAGGCACAACATTGATGGAACTAACAACACAGCGATTGGATTCCAGAGTTTATTGGCGAACCTTGGCAATAGTAATACCGCTATTGGCTCCAATGCTCTATCTAGTCTTGAAACAGGAAATAATAATGTCGCTATTGGTGATTCAGCTTTACAAAACGCAGACGGCATCAGTGACAGCGTAGGCATCGGATTAAGCACGGACTCGGATTCAAGCAGGTCCATTTTAATTGGATCAGGGGCCAACTGTAGCTCCTCCATAGGTGCAATTGGCATTGGTTATCATGCAGCCCCTAAGGGCGCGGCGTCTGTAGCGATAGGTTCAGGATCAGCCACCAACGCTGATAACAGCATTGTTGTAGGTCCAGGTATCAGTGCCCCGGCAACCGATAATCTCTCGATCATCGGGAATAGCGATGCAACAGACTTTTACGCAGGATCGGACGGACAATGCATTATTCATGGGTTAGGAGACGCGATAGTTTTCCCCGACTCTGATCCTCACGTTGCAGGAGCGGCGTATTGGGTGCTAGGGGTTCTTACAAGGTCGGCAGGATAATTGACATCACGCTTCGAAGCGTGAGCACTATCAAGATTCCGGCAGCGATGTTCCGAGCTGCGGAGTTCGGGCCGGTTGACGCCGAGCAACGCACCGCGACGCTCTCAGTTTCATCCGATCAACCTTATCAACGCTTTTTCGGAACCGAGATTCTGTCTCACAAGGATGGCGCCGTGCGACTCAATCGCCTTAACCGGGCCGGCGCCCTCCTTTTTAATCACGATCGCAACGCTCACATTGGCCGCGTCGTATCCGCGGGCGTCGACGGACAAAAGCTGAACGTAACCGTCAAATTCGGAAACTCTCCTCTAGCTAAGGAAAAGTTTCAGGACATTCAGGACGGAATTCTGCAGGAAGCGTCCATCGGATACGAAATCCACAAGATGGAGGAATCCAAAGACGAAAAGACGTTTACGGCCATCGATTGGGAGCCGCATGAAGTCTCAATGGTGACTGTTCCCGCTGATCCTTCCGTAGGCATGGGACGCGACCTGCAAACCAAAGATCTGGAAGTCGGAACCGTTGACAAAAACGGAAACACGAAAGCGAAGACGAATATGGCTGAAACAACTGTAACTGATCCCGCATTGAATATCGATGTGGAAAATGAACGCAGAGATGCGGTAAAAGATTTCCAATCCCGCTGCAAGAAAATTAACGAGTTTGTTGCAGCCATCAAGAATCCGAAATGGCGCGAGGAATCACAGAAGGTCGCGCAGAAGCATTTGATGGGCGAAGCCAATTTCGAGGAGTTTCGCACCGAGGCCCTCAACGCTTTTGATCCGGTGAAGCACGTTGAGATCCCGGATAACTCCATCGGGATGAGCAAAGGCGATCGGAAACGGTTCTCTGTTCGCAAACTGATTTTGGAAGCGTTCGTCAATAACGGGCGCATCACTGGCATCGAGAAAGAAGCGTGCGACGCCGCGCGCGAGCAGCTTCGTTCGGCTGGAGACAGTGTTCTGGATAATCGCGAAGGATTCACACTTCCGGAGGACATGAGCCGTTCCAGCATGGCTGAGGACCACGATCTCGACAGTCGCTCGATGGATCGTATCATGGGCGAATTTCGGACTCTGAAACGCGGACTGCAAGCTTCAGTGCAAAATCTTGGCGGTTATCTGATAGGAACCGATCTGCTCACCGGATCGCTCATCGAATATCTGCGGGTCAAAACAACCGTCGCAAACATGGGCATTCGCAATCTGGATGGTCTGGTCAATAACGTTGCCATCCCGAGGGTAACAGGTACCGGGACGGTCTATTGGCTCGCAGAAGGCGCGACGGTCACGGCCAGCACTCAGGCATTCGGGCAATTGACTCTCACGCCGCATCGTTTGGGCGCGGATACCTTCTACACGAAACAACTACTCAATCAGGCATCGCTCTCGGTGGAGGCATTCGTCCGAGAGGATCTCGTGGCAGCGATGGCTGTCGAACTTGACCGCGTTTACATCAACGGTGCAGGCATTGCCGGAGAACCGCAGGGGATTATGAACACACCCGGAGTCGGCACGATCACTTATTCCGCCACTCCCACGCTCGCGAAACTTTTGACTCAGGAAAGTGACATAGCTGTAGCGAACGCCGACATCGGCACACTTGCATGGCTATTCTCTCCCGCCGCGAGAGCTAAACTCAAAGCAACCGTGGCATATGCGAATACTGCTTCGCCGCTTTGGGATGCCCAGAATATGGTCATCGGATATTCTGCGACCATGAGCAACAACCTGCCAGGTAACAAATCTATCTACGGAGTATGGAGTGACTTTATCGCTGCTCGCTGGGCCGGTTTGGACGTGGTCGTCGATCCCTACAGTCTCAAGAAATCCGAACAGATCGAAGTGACAATGCACCAATGGGTCGATTGCGGTATCCGTCACCCGACCGCTTTTGAAATCAGCACCGATTCAGCAGGACAATAATATGGCGAACGCACACACACTCAAAGTCAGACTTCTCCACGACACGGTAGTTCAAGGGGCAAGCGAGCCCAGGGCACAGGATCAGCTGATCGGAAAAACTGGGGAGATTCACGAATTCGACAGGTGGACGGCCACGCATCTGATGCAATGCCATCCCGAATTTCCTAGGGCTGAATTACCTGACGGTAAATTGTGGCCTAAGATGCAGGCCGAGCAAGAATCTCAAAAAGTCGGAACGAGGAAATAAACTATGGCAGCAATAGCAGGAGTCGATTACACGGGCGCGCTGACAATCAGTCAGCTCCAAAACGTCACCAATATCAACACCAACTCCGGTTCGGCCGGAATAAACGTAGCTGATTACGAAGGGAACCTGACGGTTATTACGTCCTGCGGCGCTGGAGTATCAGGAACGGTTATCGTCCCATCATTGAAAGCCGGTCCTGATACAAACGTATCCAACGCGAATAACTGGGTTTTGAATCTGCCAAACTTTGGAATCGTTGCGGCAAACAACGTCGCGAATATTGATCCGCGTTCAAGCGCATTTGGAGCAACAGGTTCAGCCGCAGGACCAAACAAGTTTCTATATCTTTCTTGGCTCATCACTGGTTCCGCTACCGCAAACAGTGCCATCGATTGCTGGGTTATCGGCCAGAAGAAATACAGTTCGTGAAGAAAAAGGCGGCCAAAGCAAAGGTTATTCACGCGAAAGCGAAGCCTCATCCCAAACCTTCTCCCGCTACACAACTTCCGACGACATCGCAATCCGATCCTCCACCGGTTCAACCCGCCAACTAAACTTTTCTTTGCCACAGAAAAAAGCGCGAGGGTGTCCATACTTCGCGCTTTTTTATTTGCCACGATGAATTTCATGCATTAAAGCGGTGATACCAGATGCAGATCAGATGATAACCAGAACGCACAATGCTTATCACCTCGGTGATAATTTGGTGCACTTAAACTTTCTGCGCAAAGTCGCGCTAGCTAATCCTGATCGTCAATTCGTCCACGCCGCGCAGTGGCAATACCTGAGACAGCTTCAGGACGTGATTTCAGATGTTCCCAACGTCGAATTGAAGGACTTCAATTACACGACGCCGAGCGACTCAATCAATGCTTGGCGCGGCGATAAACAGTTCTGGTATTCGCATCCTAATCGCAACGACTTTGTAAAGTTCCATGTGGAATCGTGGTTTCCGTTTCTGTCGGAACGCATGAACGTCGAGAACCCGATTAAATGCGCGACGGATATGCTGTTTGATTATCCCGCGATTCAACAACAACAATGCGGGCCTGAGAGTTGCGAAGTGCTGGTAATCAATAGTCCGCCTGGTTCGGGGCAGTTCACGGAATACAATCAATTCGCATTGCGAGACATTGCTACAAAGATTGAGCAGAAAGGATTCAGCGTTATCAGCAGCGATCCCGCCCGAGCTTACAGATCAGTGACGCAATACGGACACCTGAGCCTTCACTGCCACACAATTCTCATGGTTAGCACAGGCCCCAGTTGGCCTACATTCAACGTCTGGAATCAGGAGAGCGTAAAGAACCGCATCATTCTTTTGGAGCCAGAGCGGGTCAACCTCAGTCCAAACACGATGCACTGCGCGACCGTCGATGAAGCTGCGGAAGTTTTGAAGGGTGCGGGACTATTGTGAGTGTAGAACTGACTTGCGCTAATCGTACCGGAGTTCAATTCCCAGTGCCGATTTCCTACAAGGACGAACTCACAAAGGCGATGGAATCTCTCGCGCAAGATCCGCTCGTTCGGTTCGTGGGCTACGGGGTCAAGATCGGCGGCCGCGCAGGCGGGACGCTCAAGAACGTTTCAGACTCACAACTTATCGAGATGCCGGTGGCTGAAAACTTAATGGTTGGGTTTGCCATCGGTCTCTCCCTTAAAGGCCTGAAACCTGTCGTGTTTATCGAGCGCATGGATTTCTGGTGGAACGCTAGTGATGCGATCGTCAATCACCTCGACAAAATCAACCAGATCAGCCACGGAGAATTTAACCCAACGATGATCCTCCGCATTGTCGTTGGAAATCGCAATAAACCACTCTTTACCGGAGCAACGCATACGCAGGACTATTCGCCTTCGCTGCGCGCCGCGGTCTCATTTCCGGTTATCAATCTGGGAAGCGCATCGCAAATCAAGGCAAGTTATCAGTTCGCCTTCGTCGCTTTGGATCGACACTCAACGGCTTTAGTCGAATACAAGGATCTGATGTGAGCAACGCGATTCCAACCGATCACATCCCGAACGTTCGGCATCTTGAGATCCATATTACCTATCGCTGCAACCTACGCTGCGTCCATTGCTCTAATCTGATAACGCAGGCGCCGAGTAACGAAACGATGCCGGTTTCACAAGTCCAGGACTTATTGGATCAATCCGCAGAGTTACAATGGCCGTGGGAATGGTTAGTCCTGCATGGTGGAGAACCAACGCTGCATCCACAGTTCGAAGACATCTGCATCGCGCTGCATGAATATCAGCTGAAATCTAACCCAACCGTCCGTCTTTTCGTCTGCACTAATGGGTTCAGTAAACTCGTCGCAGAACGTATGGAAATAGCCGCGAAGCATAACGTTGCACCGGAAAATAGCCGGAAGGATGGAAAGCCGCTTGTCAGTTCGCACGTTCCGTTTTCAGTAAGCGCGCTCGATACCGGCGAAGATTACATGCTGGGTTGCTACCAGAGTTCGATGTGTGGAATCGCTTACAATAATCATGGATTCTACGAATGTTCTCCTGCTGCCGCGGGCAACCGTTTATTCGGGTATGAGCCGCTGGCAACGAGGTTAAAGGATGTGACTGCCGAACTTCTGGCAACAGGTTTCCATAAGCATTGCGCCAATTGTGGTTTTGCCAGAGTGCAACATCCCGAAAAGCTGGATGAATACCGAACCGGAGGACCTAAACACTCGATGCTGGACGCAGCCCCGGCTGAACCGATGAGTCCGATTTGGACTGAAGCAGTGCGCAAATACAAAGAGAAGGTGGCTACTCGATGAAGGCCGCGGTTCTTGAGCAGATTGGTCAACCGTTAAAGATCAGGCACATCACCACTCCGAACGATTTGCAACCGGGGCAGGTTCTTGTGCGTGTTCTTTGCGCCGGCATCTGCGGTTCGCAATTACAGGAGATCGATGGCACAAAGGGAGATCTAAAGCACCTGCCACACCTCTTAGGGCATGAAGGTTGCGGGATCGTGGAACAAATCGGCAGCGTAGTTTCCACGGTCAAACCCGGAGACAAGGTAGTTCTTCATTGGCGCAAAGGCGAAGGCTGCGACGTCCTTGGAATACAAGGTGGGATCAAAGCGGGACCAATCACCACGTTCTCTGATTTCACAATCGTGAGCGAAAACCGTGTTACCGCAATCCCTCACGACATTCCAAACGACTTTGCAGCGTTGCTTGGCTGCGCTCTTTCGACTGCAGTCTCAATCGTTGAGAAAGAAGCGAAGCCAAAAATCGGAGATGTTATTTCTGTGATCGGGTGCGGCGGTCTTGGTCTCTCCATCATCTTCGCTTTAACAATGCGTAAGAGCGAATTGTGGACGGTTTATGGAGTCGATTGCGTTGCGAGCAAAAAGGAATTGGTCGAGCAGTTTCACATGGCAAGATTTGCTCGGCTTCCAGTTCCTTCGGATATGACAATCGACACAATTTCGAACTGGCCGAACGGACAACGCTATATTTCCCTGCAAAAGAACGGCACATCCGCCGGCGGATTCGATCCCGCCAAAGACATCCCCAGATATTGCGAAATGTTCAGACATGGGACTTTCGACGGCTACGAGAAGATCATTACACACCGAATCTCGCTCGACCAAATCAACGAAGGAATCAAACTCATGCGCGACGGCAAAGCCGGGCGCGTGATGATTGAAATGACATGAAGATTTTTGTCAGCATCTTCTGCTATGATCGACCGGACATACTGCGGCACAGCCTCGCAACGATCATGGGCAACGCGGTGCAGCATGATTGCGAGGTTCTGGCTACGAACGACGGATGGAATCCCGAAGTCGCGCGAGTCCTACGTCTTACGCAATCACAAGCGCACGGTAATTTCTCGGTTCCATTTAATATCCTGAGCAAAAGCCGGAGCATGGGAATGGTGCATTCCGGCAAGATCGCGCTCGGTTACGCTATAACTGCCGATCCCCAGTATTGGTTCCTGGCTGAGAGCGATTACATCTTCAGGATGAGTGCTTACGAGACGGTGCTGGACGTATTCGAAAACACGGAAGAGGGCAGGATGTGTCTTGGGATTGTCGGCTACGACGCCGCGAACGCCTACGACGACTATCATCGCGCCCAGATTTTCCCGGAATCTATGAAGATGCAGGTCGGGGAAGACAACGTAAACCGATCGGCATTATACAAGAGTGATTGGACGCCTGGCGCCGAAGGACGCTTTATCGAATTGGCAAGCAACACGGCCACTACCTGCTATCTAAATTGGAGGAGAATACGCGAGATTGCAGAAGAGTTTCCTGAATTGCGAGGTCTATTAAATCAGGCTTTCGATCCGCAGGACAATCCGGCATATCCGCAGAGCGGATATTTCCGACAACTCCAAATGATCGATGACGGAATGCTTAGCCACGCAATCAATCTGGTCTGGAACCGCTGGGCAATAAAGCACGGAATCGACCGTGACAAATTCGGAGCGTGGCTCAACATCAAGCCTAGTCTCGCGCAAGCGGTAACAGGCGGAGGAATACATAGTGGATCAACCGAACTTCACACGAACACTTTGAGTCCATCATGGAACAACGATGACGGCGCAATCTTTAATCGAGTTTGAATTAGGGATACGGGAACTCTGGGAACAAGGGCAACTCCCTTCCCTAGTCCATCTGTGCGGAGGGAATGAGCAGCAACTGATCGAGATATTCAGCGAGATCAAAGAAGGCGACTGGGTATTTTCCACACACCGCAACCACTCTCACGCTCTTCTCGCTGGCATCGATCCTGATTTACTCGAACTGAAAATCAAGGAAGGCGATTCGATGTTCGTCTATTCCCGAAAGCACAATTTCCTTTGCAGTGCGGTCTTGGCAGGATGTTGCGGGATCGCGGCAGGGGTTGCGTGGGAAATGAATAGCAGGCAGGATTGGAACGCGATTCATCCGAGAAATCACGTCTGGTGTTTCATCGGTGACGGTGGAGAAGAGGAAGGCCATTTCTACGAAGCCGCGATGTTCGTGGAAGCCAACGATCTTCCCTGCACGTTCATCATTGAGGACAACAACCGAAGCGTGGATACGCCCAGAGAACACCGTCGCGGGGCTGCAAAGGGTCTAGAACATCTTTTTAAGTGCGTTCGGCGCTATCACTACACTCCAACCTATCCGCACGCTGGCAGTGGCTGTAGCTTCAAGATCGAGTTCGATAAGGACGCGACCGAAAGGCATAAGCGCCGATGAGTTCTCATTTTTTTGACGTCGGCGCGAATGTCGGCCAAACCTTCGACCAATTTCTATGCACTACGAACGTTTACGATGGCTGGACGGTCTGGTGTTTTGAACCTTCGCCGCGGCATCATGCTGCACTCTTAAAGAAATCTCAGGAGATGCGGGACCGATTCGTGGTCAAGGTCTGCCCGTTTGGTTTATCCGATCGAAGCGCGATTGTAAGGTTCTTCGAGAAAGATGATGCCCTCGGGGATTCATTCGAGGAAAGCTTGGCCGGGATGAGACAAACAAATAATCTCATTAACGGTTACGAGATCATGGCTCCGGTATTTAGCATCTGTGATTTCATCAGCCACATGACGAAACCAAACGACTGCATCCATGTGAAGATCGATGCGGAAGGCGCTGAGTATGCAATTCTGGATAATTTGGCTGGAGGTTTAGATGTTCAAGATCGCGTCAAAAAGTTATGGGTCGAGTTTCATAATTGCCCATCAGAGAATAAGTATCGAAGTCGTGAAGACCTTGAGGGAACATTTAAGCGCAGAGGATTGCCAATAGAGGAGTGGCTATTTTGAAAACAGCCGTATTAATTTCAGGGCAACTCCGGACCTTCAAGAAGTGCTACCCAACTCAGAAGTGGCACATCTTTCGGCATTACGAGCCTGACATTCATTTCTTCGTATCGGTCTGCGGTTCGGATGATGCTTCCTTGGCCGAAGCCATATTACTCGAAGATTATACCAGTATTTACGTTGAGAGTTACGACGACCCAATTGATCTTCCCGAAATAGCACCAGATAAAGGGGCTTTTGCTCCCTACGCCAACGCAACCACTCACGACAAATTGATGCTGCAACATTGGGGAAACAAAAAGGTATGGGATTTCTTTGCTTCCTCTGCGGCCACAGAATCATTCGATAAAATCATTCGCATTCGTCCTGATCTTTGGATTCACAGATTTAACCCGGAGTTACCGGGAAACAATGAAGTCTTCGCGCCATGGTGGGGGAAGTTCGGCGGAATCAATGACCGGTTGGCGATTATGGGTCGCGAAGCCGCGGAAACCTATTTCAATCTCTACAGCGGGATCGATGAACTACTTAAACACGGATGCCCATTTCATCCTGAAACCATGCTCGCCGGTTGGCTGCAAATGTGCGGTGTCACGGTTAACAATACTTTAATGGCTACGTTCTCTACTGATCGCATGGACGGCAGCCGCAGATGGGCGCAGCAGGAACAGATCATGGACGACCTCGCAGAAATATGGATAACAAAAGCATCTTCCTCCCTCTAATCGATAATGGTCACGGCTCGATCCGGGCTAATTTCCTGCTCTCGATTCTGCGTGGGTTTAAGGACCGAGACCTGCACATCGACAGGTTCAGCGATAGCTTGCCTTCGCGTGCGCGCAACCGGGCAGCAGCGCATTTCCTTCGTGAGACAAAGCGCGATTACATCTGGTTCATCGATTCGGATATTATCTTTGATGAACATCATGTCAGCTTGGCGATGGAATCCGACGAATTAATTCTGGCAGGCATCTATTGCAAGAAATCCAAAGGTATTGAGCCATGCATAAACACGCTTCCAAATCACATTGAAACCGAGTGCGGAGGCTATCAGGAGATCGCGCGGGCCGGGACCGGATTTCTTCGCATCCATCGATCAGTTCTGGAAAAAATGAAGGACTGCGGAGAAGATAATCCGAACTGGTCAAAGCATTACACCAATCACGGACAAGATGAATGGGATTTCTTTCAGGTAGGCGTCGTCAATAAAGAGTATCTGTCCGAAGATTGGTATTTTTGCGATAAAGCGCGAGCGCTCGGGTTCCATGTAATGCTCGACACCCGGATTCAGCTTCGCCATGAAGGGTCTGCGGTATTCCCGCTGGAAGAGGTCATCGAGAAATTAAACGCTGCAGGTGGACGCGCGACGGTGGAAGCAAAGACCGAATCTCCTCCAAGGCTGCCGATTTGACACATCCTCTTTAACGATATGTCAGCACTCTCGGATGACGTTGTTTCGGCTCTTGCGGACGCTTTCTCGGTCACCGGCACAACGTTCAAGTGGAACGGGCAATCTTATGGATGTGTAGTGAACGCAGATCAGAACGTGTTGGTTACAAATAAGAATCTTTTTCCTACCAACGGATTGCCAAAGACTGGAGACGTAATCAATCTTGCCGGGAAAGATCGACAGATAACAGGCCGCGCCAATGCAGCCGAGGAATTCGTTCCCGGAGGATTGAGCGCAGAAAATACTTTCGTCGACGATCCTGCAAATCCGAGTCTCGCGTTATCATTCAGTAGTTTCATAGGAAAATGAGCATCGAAAGCCTTCTCGAAGATTCCATCATCGCTGATTTTCAACGTGATCCGGTTCTGCAGCAGCAGACGATACGAAAGCATGATTACGGCGGCGCAATCGGTGGAGACAATAACCCATTGGATCAAGAAGTTCAGTCGGTAATCATCGTGACAGCGATTGACCGCGGCGAATTCAAGATGGGATCAGGGATTCGGAATCTGGCAGTGGAGGTTCGAATCCGAGTGAACGGTGAAGCGGACAACTTTGACGGCACATTGCTGGATGGCCTGACAGAGACAATCCGCTTCCGATTAATGCCAAGTCCGAACGTATGGGGCGCAATCAACGGTCGTGAAGTTCCGTTCTCTTCAGAGCATCTTAAAATCTACGGAATCACCAATCAAGATGCCACTACGCGAACGGAGCAGGGTCTTGAGCGCATCAGGACGGTTCCCGCGACCTTCATCGCCGCACAAATCTAATCGTTGACATAAGTGGTCAATTGAAATGGCCACATTCTCGATCACTGCCGCGAATGTCCTGCATTCGTCTTCGGCTACGATATTCACAGGGACGGCAGGAACTACAATCACGCAAGGACAACCACTTTATCTCGACTCCACGACCAACACCTACAAACTCGCTAATGCTCTAACCAATAGCCCCGTCGCTGGAATCGCGATGGTCGGAGCGTCGAACCAGCAGGATATGGTGATCTGTTCGCGCGATCCTAATTTTGCCCCCGGCTATACGATTGCGGCAGGAAATGTCGTGATAGCAGGAACGGGGCCGGGAAACGTTAATCCCTACGAAGACAGGACGACCGGCTGGTATGTGACGTCCCTTGGGGTTGGGATCGGCAGCAACCGACTGAACTTCTACATCACCGGCTCGAACGTCGCTGCATAATATGGCTGCCGGAGATCCCATCCTTCTCGGTTCACTCGCAACCAACGGTGTTTTCCTGATGACCTCAGAAACTGGCATCATCATTGATTCGTTTACGCGCGTAGTCGATTCGTCCAAGTTCGATTTCTACGACGGCAGCAAGGGCTTTATTTCGGGCACGGTTTATCACGATTTCAAAGCGGTTACGACGATCAAAGGAGCTGCCAACGGTTCAACAGGCATCATGGCGGCATCTATCGGAGTGGCTCAGACCATTACGAACACGTCGACGGGAAACGGGGTTGCGAGCGGAACGCTCTACACAGACCGTTTCGAACTCGGTCATCAGGCCGCGCAGCTCCGCGAAGCAACCTGGAACGGGATGCAACGCGCAGCCTTCTAACCAAATGCAACCATATTTCTCATGCCAGATCCTCTCGGGACCATAGCCGACGCTCCTTCCGGCTCGATGCCGATCGGCGACAGTCGATTCGCTACGCATGATATTCGCCTCTCCGCGGCACTGTGCCCACTTGGATTCTCACTTCGACTCGACGCGCAGCCCGTTGGGGTGACTATCAACGCAGATACACAGCGCACGGTCGTTACTTTTTACCATCACGACACGAACGCGATTCGCTCGTTCACCGCGGGCGACGTTGATCTATGGTGGAATTCTCCCACGGGAAAATACTCAATCGCGGGTTACGACGATGCCTTGACCGCAATGAGTAGGGTTGGCGTTGAGCGTGCCAGAATGATCGACGTGGCAAAGCGACCGGAGAAATATAAACCATCGAGCAAGATCACCGTCGCCACGACTTCTCTGCATACCGCGTCCATTTTGTCAGCCTGTGAGATTAAGCTGATCGGCTACGATCCGAGCGGGCGGCAGTGGATATTCTCAAAAGGCGCCGAAGTCATTTCAGACCTCATCAAGAAAGGCGGAAAACCCAGGGAGCAACGCCCGCTATCCAACGATCTTTGCATTGATTGGATGATTGAATGGATTCGCTACCGGGATTGGTTGGCGAAATTGGTCAAAGATCCAGACTGCATTCCGATGATCGAAATGCGCGACGGCGAACACTCCGCACTTATTAGCCGGGACATGAACGAAAAAGACAGAAACCATATGATTGCCAGATTATGAACGAACCAGCAGAAGACTTAACGCAGGACGACCAAATAGCAGCGCCACTTTCTGTCGTGGAGCAACCCAAATCAGAATTCACGCGACCAACATATTCGTTCAAGGGGGCAGAGCTTTTCCCGTTCACCTATGGATACGAGTTGCTTTTCAATCAGGTGCGCGATCCAGAGGACACCGGACTCTATACGTGGCTCGGATTCATTTTCCTGCTTCACAAGCACGGACCTAACCAAACGCGAGAGATGCATCGCAAATGGGCGATTTCGCTTGCATGGGTTGTGAACAACTTCCGCGAGGCTCTAATGACGTGGATGGATGAAATCGGACCCTTCACTGCCGAAGACAAGATCGAAGCAAAACGCATTTATGAAGAAAGCATGAAAGCCGCGGCCGAAACGAGCGTTGAAGCTGTGCCGGATCGCAAACGTCCGTCGCAAAAAAAAACACACCACCCGAAGAAGCACTCGTCATCTACGTCCTCAGAAGGGAGTTAGGTTGCACGCGCGATGAGGTTCTATGGCAAATGCCACTATCGGAACTTAACCTGATGATCCACAGCTTTTATTGCATGGAGGGGCGCGAGGTTCGACGGCAAAAAGACAGGGCGAATCTCATGGGCAAATTCAAGAGGATAATGGGACTGTTCGCGCGTCGGTGACACTCCCGCTTTTAATGAAATGCCGACTCATTTCAAAATCGACACCAGAGGTTCTGATGAGCTGTTTCAAAAGATGGGATGGACGATTAAGAATTCCGTTCCGGGTTTCTTGCGGCAAGAGGCAAGATTAACGGCTGTCGAGCTGGCGCGAAGAACTCAGCCTTTTGGTGACGGTCCCGCTCCGAGAGCGGTCGGACAAGCCGCAACGACAGCCGACATTTATCGCGTTTACGCTACGCCCGGAAAAGCCTACGACGATGTTCAGGAGAATGCCAAAGCATCGTTCTGGAGAGCTGTTAAGGCCAGTGCATGGAACCGCGCGCAGACTATCCTGAATAGATTTGGATCAACACTGAAGGGTATCACGTTCAATAGCTTCGATAGTGGCGCAGCTCACCGACAACTCCGAAATAATCAGGGCCGAATTCCAAAATCGCAGAAGCCGGTAATGATTGTCAAAGATCCGAAAACGTTAAAAACCTATGTCGATTCGGAAGTGAAGAAGGTAGGAGAAGGCAAGGGCGGATGGGCTACATGTGCGAAAGCATTAGGTGGAACACGCGGAATTCCTGGATGGGTATCAAGGCAGAATTCGCCAGGACAGGTAATCGAGAATTACAAGGCAGAACTGAGCAGTGTAACTATGACAAATCAGGTTCCATACGCATCCGAGATTTTGTCCGAAGATGAAAAACAGAACGCGATAGATATTGCCAAGGACAGACTCGGAAAGTCAGTCAAACGCGCATTTCAGGAGATTACTCACCGTGGCTGATCAAACCGTAACGCTGGTTTTAGATGCAGAGCAGTATCACAGAGAACTAGCTAAAATTACTGCTGCGAATTCTCGGCTAGGGAATTCCGGAGCTGGAATAGGTGATGGAATAATCCGAGGCGAAAGAGTTGTAGGGCGAGCAGCCGGACTAATAACGCGTGATCTGCTTGGAGCAGCCGATGCCGGTGACGCAGTCGTTGGGGCACTGGAAGGAATTGGAAGAGCAGCAGAAGTAGGTTTGGGATCAGCCATAGCCATCGGAATTGGAGTATCGCTATACGGAGCGATCACGCGCTCGACAGAAGCAGCAGTCAAACTAAAAAACGAACTGGCCGGAATCCATCTGGCATCGATTACCGGTGCTGATTTTTTATCTACGGATCAAGTCAGTAAAAACATTGATTCGGTCGTAACTAAGATTGGAGAGTTGCGACAACGCTTCATAAAGGAAAACACGGGCGGGGAAGGTTTGTTCAATCGAGGAATACGAGCCGTAGGAGAAGCTGACCCTGATACTTTCGAACAACTCAGGACTAAAGATGCTGCCGAGATAAAACAACTTCGAGAAGATGGAATTAAAGCGTTAGATCAGCAGGCTGATAAGCAACTAGAACTAAATGACATCACCCGTGAAAATCTGGTAGGAAACGAACGCACGGGTGATGAACTAAAAATCCAACTCGATTTACGAGAGAAACTTGGACAGATAGCGAAACTTGAGGCAACGCTCGGTGTGCAAGGTGTGACTGCAGCGCAATCCACGTCAATCGCCGGTTCTGATTTACTGATAGCTAAAGTAAGAAAGCAGGGTGAAACCGAGCGCGTTAATATTCAAGAAGCAAAAGAAAAGGTAAAAATCGAATCACAGGGTTTGTCCCCTTTGGACGAAAAACTCCGCCTGTTGAATCTTGAAATTGCCGCCAGGATTAAACTGGTCGACATAGCAGGGACACAACAGCAACGGGATGCAGCCTCATTGGCGTTAGAGCAATCAAAGAGTAGCCTCAATAATACGCTTAGAAACGCGGCATTAGCCGGGAATATTCCTTCATCAGGAATACAGGCGTTTAAGAACGCGTTCGCTCAACAACTTGTCCGACCGTTCAACACCGGACCGTTGCTGGAAAATCAAGCAGGAGTCGCAGAAGATTTATCGAGATTCCAAGCGAAACAAGGAGACCTTGTAGAATCCGCTCGGCTTCATAGACTCGCGGTCGAGAAACATGGTCAGGCAGAAGCGATTGCGCAGGGAAGAGAATTACTAGGAAATGAGACGATCCAGAACCTAAAATTTGAGGGATTATTGCACCTGGACAAGCTCGAATTCAACGGGTTGAAAGCATTGAACAACATAAATCTCACTATCCAATAATATGCCAGCACCTAACCCAATTCAGTTAGGTTCCGCGGTCGGAACAGGATGGACCTTCGAATCGGGTTCGAACGTTTCAACCGATCAATACGGGATTCAGACTTGCGCGGTGCGTGCGCTTTTTCCCCAGGGAGATTCGGTATTGACCAGCATTCCGGCAGAGGGTTCCAGTTTTAATACAGTGTTCGGAAACTCGTATCTTCCTTCCAGCTTTCTTCTGGATTTCTTCGAAGGCACTCCATCCGTTGAATATCAGGACGGACGAGTCGCGCGCGTGACATTCAAATTTAAGAGGCAAGATCCGATCTGGGGAAACAGGAGGACGATCTCTCCGGACACTGTTCTAAATTATGATTCGATATTCAACCAAAAATCTATGTCGGTCGTGGGACTAGGAGGAGTGGGAAGCGTGGCGCCTCTTGATCAGTTGCGCACCGATAAGTTCGGATTTCCAGAGCCGACAGTATCCGTTAAGTATAGCACAACGACTTCGCCAAGTATCGGGACTGGCGATTTGTCCACACTTTACGCGTTGCCGGGAAGTTCTAAAGCCGCTGGTTTTCCAATCGCAGGGGACGTATTTGTCCCTACAACGTTGCCGGTTCCAGCCGGGGCTACAGTAGCCTATTTCGATGGAGCAGCGGTGCAAGCGGTTACTGTAACAGTAGATACGACATTCTACTTTCAGACGCATTACAAATCTCATCCCAAGGGTTGGCAGTTAACTAATCTAAAATACGACCCAATCTCTAATTTCAATTTCTTTGCCGTGGAAGAAACGTGGCGGACATACTATTTCTTCAACGGAGTGCAGTTCATAGGAAAATCCCCGTAATGCCAGGTGCCGTCATACTTTCCGAAGACACGTTTAAGCGTGTTATGAAGATGCTGGAGGACTACGAGAATGGTTACGAGAAAAGCATTCAGCTTGGAGAGGGCCTAAAGGTCGAAGAGCGCGGCACCGGCTACGTCAAGATCGGCATAGACGGCACGGAATGCCCTAGCTAATGGCCAAGGTTCGGTTGCTGCAAGGCAAGCCGCTCATGGTCGGCGGCAAGGTAGCTCTGAGTGATGATTGTTGCTGCGGTGGCGCAGTATGTCCTCCCGATGGCGTTGATCTCACGGTGACATTTTCAGGAATAGAAACATGCTTATGTAGTTCATTCCTAGGGTCTTCCTTCAAAGTCACAAGCGGTGATCCTAATGGGACTTACTTAATTCCATTTGATTCGCCTGGATTCTGGCAATCATCTGGAATTGGAACTTTTCATTTTCTGACTTATGTCGGTGTGACTGATTGCACGACTATTCCTATTGAATCAGATGTTTCGGCGTTTATTCAGGTAGGTTGCACGGATGGTGAATGGACGGTGTTCTTTTTCCTGGAAGGTTCGGCGCGATGGTTCGGTGGTGACAGTTTCAGTCTGCCCGTTCCAAATGATAATACCTGCAACGACGAGAGCTTTGGAAATCCTCTTATTGGCGAATTAGGGACCGCTGCAATCTCATGGTAAACCAAGACACATTTGAGGAATTGAAGATCAGGTTATTGGCAGCGAAACGAGAATGGCCGATCTGGGCGAAAGCATTGAAGCAATTCGCAGCGCCGAACGACAAAGGCATAGGTGACATTGCAGCTCGCATGATTGGCGACGAGAACAGCGCAAAATTTAAGGCGTGGCATCTTGCGACTTTCGGGCGACCGTGCGGTTGCAATGGCCGACAGGAGCGATGGAACCGCATGTATCCTTTGACAAAAAGCGTATAAAGTAATCCCCCTGTAATGACCGACTTGATTTTAGTAGCCGTGATCTCCTCGATTCCACCGACACTTATGGCGAGTGGCGCGTTTATAGCATCACTTAAAAACAGGAACAAAATTGATGCGGTGCATACAATCGTAAACAACGAGAAAACAGAGCGGCTTATGATGTTCGCCACCGCATTGCTTCGTATCGCACGAGAGAATCCCGACGATCTACTTGCGCAAGCAGCGTCGTCACTAGCCGACAAAGCCGCTGCATCAGCTCAAAGAACCGGTGGAAGCTAGGTCCATGTGAACATAGCGCCCAAAACTGCGGCAGCCGGACTTGGCGGATCGCTCTCGGTTGTCGTCCTTTGGATTTTGGGAATGATCCTAGGGCATTGGAACATCGTAATCCCCCCAGAAGTGGGCGGCGCCATAGCCACGCTCGTTTCAACCATTGCATCTTATTACGCTCCGACGTCGCATCCGCCGCCGCCTCAAGTGGACAATCAGACTAAATGAAGAAAATTGACAAGACCTAACGGTTATGAGCGTATTAGCGTTAGCCTCTATTGCTTTTCCAAGTGGTGTAATCGGATTGCTATTCAAGATCGCCATCATTTGCGTCGTCGTCTGGGGCATCTGGGCGCTCCTGCAGTGGGCCGGAGTCGCTATTCCAAGGCCGGTTCAGATCATTCTAATCTGTGTGATCTGCATCATCCTGATTTACTGGCTCTTTGAACTGGTTCAGTACGCATTATGAAGATGTGGAAACGGAAACTGCTCCGGTTCTTAATCTTTGCTGTTCTTGCCATTGGTTGCTTACTGATTTCGTGCTCTGACACACAGCAGTTCATGCATTCCACGCAAGGGACGGCAATCATCGCCACTTCAGAAACCATAGCTAAAACGGCCGTGGAAGCCGCCGCGAGCGCATACGGTGGCCCACTGGCAGGACAACTAGCCGGAGCAGGACTGGACGCGCTGGCGAGCGTTTTACAGGGCTATCTGAACCGTCCTGTTCCAGCTGCGATCGTGAAGGCGTCTCCGGGGATCAGATCAGTAGCGAATGCTGTGGCGCCATTGGTTCAGAGTGGTGCGCCGGTTACGCAATCCAACGTCAACGCCGTATTTCATGCCGCTGCAATCGCGGCTCAGACCAAGTGAACCGTGATACTCTCAATCATTTTCCTGCTACAATTAGCCGGAATCATCGCAGTCAACATTCAACTTAGGAAAATCCACATGACATTCGAAGAATACTCGGCAGCAATGCAGGCACTCGTTGATCAGCTGAACAAAGCATTGACGGAAATCCTCGCGGAAATCGGAGGACTAGACAATGTGCCGCAACCGTTGATCGACAAACTCACGGCAGCGCAAGCCGTCGCACAGCAACTTGATGATTTGAATCCGGATCAGCCTAAGCCGAATCCGTGATTTTCGGTCCCTGTAAATCCAAGGTTAAGAACCGCGGCCAGCCTCCGGACTCGTTCCTAATTGAATTAGTCGACTGGGGGCGCGCGGCTGACGAAGAGATCTTCGCTCCGAATCCTAACCCTGCCGACATCTACGCCTACGCTAAGCCGATCCTGGGGCCGTGGGAGAACTTGCTGCACCGGCGCGCGGCAATGCTCGAAGTGATGCGAGTTCACGCAGGATTTGAAAGCTCGTGGAATTGGAATGAAGGCGTCGACGTCACGAATCAGGCGAGCATGACGCACCTCGACGGACAGGAAACTGGAATATTCCAAGTCTCATTCGATAGCACGCATCTGGGCACTTCGATCAACCAATTCGCAATCTCCAAGGGCATCGGAACGGTTGGATCGTTCATTCCGGAAATGAAATCGAATCACCCGCTCGCGCTTGAATATTACGCGCGGCTCGTTCGTATCAATATCAAGTGGGCTGGACCGCTACTCCGGCATGAAGTCGATCCGTGGTTGTCGAAAGCGTCCGTGAGTCAGTTTCAGGAATTGCTTACTTAGGTGCTTTCGGGCACGCATCCTGAAGCAAGGATTGATTTCCTTGTTTATCTACGAATCCGCACCATACGCATTCGAAGAATTGACCTCCTATCCGACGATTGAGCAAATGAGGAACTGCTTTCTTAGACGCACGCCACGCCCGTTTCCTAGCGTTGATCGCATCCCGGTTCGACTTGCGGTAGTTCTCCTGATAATTGGCGCGCGTCGTGTAGTCGGCGGCGATTCTCATTGATCATCTTTCCAAAGGTTGAGCGTTCGCAGGAAAGCTTCGGCGCGTTGAGTAGCGGTGGCTGACCAACAGTTCGTTGCGTTTGGACTATGGCAGACCTCACGGAGATGGTCGTAATAGACGAGTCGTGGATTCGGAAATCGGTCGAGAGTATCCAGCACCTTCTCCGCTTCGTGCATCGCGTTCAGGTCATTGAGGTAGTCGGCCATCGTTTGCGTGTGCAGGCTTACGACAAACGGACCTTTATGCCATACCGGCCATGTCTCTCGGCCTATCACAGCATCCTTGCCACGCTTCCACCCGCACGCTTCCGCTATCTTGATTCTTTGATTTTCAGGTGTCATAGGTTCAGATTCGACAGTTCCTTAATGGCTTTATTCACGGCCACCCGTGATCCTCTCCGGTGCGTTATGAACTCCACAAGATAGGTCACACGTTCCTGATTCGTCGTTCCCTCTTTTCTTGGGAGAAGTCGAGTCCAATCGGAGAAACGTTTCACTGCATCGCCTCGATTCGGTCATTGTGCGGCTTTGCGATTTGCTCCGCGGTTTTCATCGCGCCGTAGCAAAGCAACCAGCCGAAAACTCCCGCCATCAGTGAGATTATTGCTAGTTTCATTTGGTTCTAAAAATGATTGAGCCGCCTTGGAATGTGAATGACTTGAAATCAGAATCCGGCAGGATTTCTCTTTTCGTTCGATTAGCGAGCGCGCTTGCGTGACCGATGTGTATGGGAACAAAAACGTAATCGCCCACCGCGAGATTCGATAGGTTGTATCTCCATTGCCCCTTTCGTCTTCCACCGTTACCCCAGTTCAAAATGTGGCTGTGTCTATGCTTATGGCACTTCGGGCAGAGATACATTATTTCTAGCGGTTTGGAGTAATCGTCGTGATGCTTATGGGCTTTTTTAGCTCCGCATTCTTGGCACGTTGCCTCACTCGGGCGCTTCAGCTTTCCGGTTCTCACTCCTTGAACTACCTGTGAATATCGTTCAGACCATTTGCTCATGCTTGGACGAATAATCTACAAAGTTGCGCTAGTCAATATATTTTTTAGACCGGTTAAAATAAATGTTGACTTGTTTACTCCCCATGTAAAAGTGCCGCATGAACAAGACCCCGAAAAGCAAAGCAGAACATAAACAGTGTTTCAGGTTCGATTGCCCTGAGCACGGCTCGGACAATACGAGATTAAGAGATGCAATTTTCGGACAACCGAAAACCGACATCATCACCCGCATGGAAGCGGCACAACAACGCTTCGGACGCTTGCAGTTATGCGACACGCCACCGGAAAGCGAGCGTCAAATCCTGCGATGCGCGCCACCGTTCGACGCTCAAGCCGAACACGAAGCAGACCTGCGCTACGAATCGCGTGTTGATTACGAGAGCTGGATGACATACCAAGAAATGGGGGATGAGTGAAGAATCCGTATCACTCTTGGCTAATCCGACAGCGCAGATATTGCGAACATCGCGGATGCGACATGAAAATGACTAAAGCAACAGAAGTCGTAAACCGTAACGGAAAAGATTTCGTCTATTGCGATTGGCACGCGATGGGACAGATCGAAGCAGGACTAAAACTTAGACACCAAATAGAAAACCATAATGACAAAATCAGAAATTCCCCAAAAGAAAATGTGGGATGAATGCGAGAAACTATCAGACCCACCAGACCAAATTCCCCAAATGCAACTCGTTGAGGCGAAGGCTGAGCCGTCAGTGGCCTTAATGCTTCAATCGTTAGTCGATGGAGTTAAGACCGGCGGCGTTACCAGTGACAACGTTAAAGCGATTGAATCCTTTGTAGGGCTTTACGAGCGCATGGACGCAAAGCGCGCTGAGAAGGATTTCGCGGTCGCGTTTAACCGCCTCATGGCCGAGATGCCGCCGATTCAGGCAACCAAGCCGGTTCCAAACAACGACGGAACGGTCCGCTACAGGTTCGCTCCGTTAGAAGAAATTGAAGCGATCGTTCGCCCGGTCGCGTTGCGAAACGGATTCAGCTATAGCTTCTCTGAAGGGCCATCCGAGCCCGGGCGAATAACCAAGGTCTGCACGGTTCAACACTCAAGCGGGCATAAACGCGTCCACCCGTTCACTGTGAGAACGTCTGCGCCACCAAAGGCCAATGACAGCCAGGCGGACGGTTCAACTCACTCCTACGCCAAACGTGGAGCGTTCTCTGATGCTTTCTCGATCATTGTGGATCACGACGACGACGCGCGGATAGTGGGTAAGCCAATCGGAAAAGCTATCGCCGAGGATTTACTTAACCGTGTTAAATTAACCGGAAGCGACATGATAGCGTTTCTGAAGTTCGCCGGGGTAACGCTACCGCCAAAAGCTGAAATTGAAAACTACGATCCCATCGATCTTTTTGAACAAATCCCTGACGAGCGTTTCGAGGAACTTGATTCGGTTTTAAGGCGAAAGGAGTCCAAGGCTATATGAAAATCCACGACTGCGAACAGATGACGCTAGAATGGATTCGGCTGCACTTCGGAATACCGTCAGCGGCCGGACTAGATCAATTACTCACTCCGAATTTTGAACTTCGTAAAGGCGAGATGCCGAATACCTACGTCTGTAAAAAGGTCGCAGAGGTGATTCAGAATCGGCCGGTGATAGACCTTAGCACATCGAGCTTTATGATGGAGCAGGGTATGATACTTGAGTCCGAGGCCCGACCTTGGTTCGAGTTGGAATACGACAAGAAGGTCAAGACTATTGGATTCATTACGACCGATGACGGTCGTTTCGGTTGCTCGCCTGACGGTCTGATCGAGTGTTCCGAATGTGATGGAAAAGGATGGTATTCGCATGGCTCAACCGACGATCCGCAGCAGATGCAGTGTCAAGTCTGTGCGGGGACTGGACTAGAGGAATGCGGCCTTGAAATCAAATCACCCGCAGCTCACACGCACGTTAAATATCTGGTCAACGGCGTTCTCCCGAAGGAATACGTCGCGCAGGTTCTTGGCTCGATGTTCGTCACCGGCTTCAAGAAATGGATCTTCGTATCCTATCGTCGCGGCTTCCCGGCGCTCGTTCTTGAGATCTACCGGGATGAGAAAGCCATGTCAGCAATCGCAAGCGCGATTGATTCGTTCCACGCCGACTTTGAGCGCGCAATGGATCGGATTTCAAACATCACGAAGTTGAGAGAAATAGAGGCGGCATGAAAACTGAACACGCGGCAGACAAGGCGCAGGGAGAATGGACGACCACAGTTGAGGAAAGCGGCATCGTGTCCGTGTGGGCGGGCGAGGAATGTGTGATTTTGGCAATGCGCGACGACCCACAAGAAAGAGATCGCGTGCGTAACGAACTGAACAGATTATGCGACAAGCACAACACCACACTCACCGCCGAGCGGGAGAATTACGCATTGGCATTGCAAATGAAGAACATTGAAACCACGCGAGCTAACGAAGCGGAAGAACAACTCGCTGCCGAGCGCGAGAAACGCGAAAACTCCGACCGAAAATGGATTGTGGCTGCCGGACAACTCCGAGACCAACTTCAAAAGATCAGGAATTACGAAAGCAAGTTTACCACTCCGCGCTCGAAAAGGTGAAGGAGGGGAAATGACTTTACGCGGAGTTCCGGCAACCGCGAGGCCCGGCAGAATGTTCTGGGGTAACTCCGCGTAAAACTTCTCGCCATGTAACGCAGGAAACGTTACTGTAACGCTCATGTATAACAAGCTGTTCTCAAAGATCGTTGATTCCTCGATTTGGCTTGAGCCGACACCGACGCGGATCGTCTGGCTAATGTTTATCGCGGTGATGAATGAAGACGGATTCGTTCAGTTCGCGTCTGTCGCAAACGTGGCTCATCGCGCCCGTATCACCGACGAAGAGGCAGAGCAGGCAATCAAGATTCTGGAGGGCCCAGATCCTAACTCGGCCGACGAAGAAAACGATGGCCGACGCATCGAGAAAGTGCCCGGCGGTTGGATGATACTCAATGCTCAGAAATACCGCGATTTAGTCACCCGCGAAATGGTTCGGGAGCAAACACGGCGCCGAGTCGCCAGAAAGCGGGCAAAGGACAAGGGTGTAACGCTATGTAACGCTGATGTAACGCAGCGTAACGGTTCGGTAACGCAATCAGACACAGACACAAAGAAAGAAAGAAGCGCGAAGGGATCGCGCCCGCAGTCTGTTGAAGATTGGCTGAAGGAATTGGAAGCGGATAAGACCTACGCTGGCATCGACGTGCGCCGGGAATACGGCAAGATGTTGAATTGGTGCAAACTTCGTAGCAAGAAGCCGACTCAGCGCCGATTCGTCAACTGGCTGAATAATGCCGAGAAGTCGCTGCCGGCTGAGCACGCTGCTAGGCAGGATTACAAGCGCAACTACCTCCCGCCAGCGCGCGAATTGAGCGACGAGGAATTTGAAGCGCAACGCAAGATCGCGCTCGCAGAAACAAAACGAGCTAAGGAGGCAATACGCAATGGCTAGATTCGGCGCACAGTGGGACGATTACGAGCAGGACAAAGAGCACAAGGCTCGCCGTGTTCTCAAAATGCAGCGCATCCAGGGACTCAAGGATTTGCTCGACACGCACGAAGCCGACCCGGACAACGATCACGAATACGTTCTGAAACTCAGGGCGCGACTTCGGGCTGCGCAGAATCAATTAGAGGCGATGGCGGTCTAAATGCTGACCGTTCTGACAGGCGATGCAATCGAGCAACTTCGGACGTTGCCGGATGAGTGCGTGCAATGCTGCGTGACGAGTCCGCCGTATTGGGGTTTGAGAGATTACTCTGTTAACGGTCAGCTTGGCCTAGAGAAAACGCCGGAGGAATACGTGGAGAAGTTGGTCGAGGTGTTCCGCGAGGTGCGTCGTGTGCTTCGCAAGGATGGAACGCTGTGGCTGAATTTGGGGGATTCGTTCGCAAGCGGTGGAACAGGAGGCTGCTCTGATTCCTCAACGCTCAACGGCGGCAAAGGTGTAGGTCCAACCGAGAAGATTAAACAAGGAGTGCAGATTCAACGCCGGGCGCTAGGCCTAAAGCCCAAAGACCTGTGCGGCATACCCTGGCGGGTAGCGTTCGCGTTGCAGGCGGACGGCTGGTGGCTGCGGAGCGACATTATCTGGGCGAAACCGAATCCGATGCCTGAGAGCGTGACGGACAGGCCGACCAAGAGCCATGAGTATTTGTTCCTGCTGACGAAAAGCGCGAGTTACTTTTACGATGCAGAGGCGATAAAGGAGCCAGTAGAATCCAAGTGGGAAGAATCACATTACAAATATTATCGAGACAGTGGCACAGCGGTTGCGTTGACGAATCCAGACAGGTTAGATCAAGGCGAAGCTGGTGGTCGATTCGCCGCTGGAAACAGATTCAGTGCAGGCCGCAACAAGCGCAGCGTATGGACGGTGGCGACCGCTCCGTATCCAGAAGCGCATTTTGCCACTTATCCGCCTGACCTGATTAAGCCGTGCATTATGGCAGGGACAAGCGCGAAGGGCTGCTGTGCGAAGTCCGGTGCGCCGTGGGAGCGGGTTACGCAAGAACACGATTCACCGATCCGACTTGTAAAAACTAATGGACCTGTTGGCGATCATGGATTCATGGGAGGAAACCGGCGCGACATTGCGAAACAAATTGAAACCCTAGGCTGGCAACCGACCTGCAAATGCTGCTACAAATTGAACGATTGGACGCAGCGATACGCGGCGACGCCTTGCACGGTTCTCGACCCCTTCGCCGGAAGCGGCACGACCGGCATGGTGGCGCTTGAACTTGGGCGCAAGGCAGTGCTGATCGAACTGAGCCCGAAGTATGTCGAGCTAATCGAGCAACGCTGCAACGTGACCATGGGACTTGCGCTCGCCTGAAGATGAACCATCCAATAACCGTAATCAAAAGCAGTTGGCGCAAGATCAGACGACCGTCGATTAAGACGCTGCTGAAAATAATCCTTGCCTCGCGCGTCAACGTAGGATAAATCCTGATTCCGTAATGGGATCAGCTTTGCGGGTATCGAACCCGAATCAATGGGCGCCAACGGTAGAGCGACTTCATTCGCATTACAAAGCAAGCGCCGCAGGCCTCATAACGGCATTCAATGAAGCTGTTTTCGCCGGTGAAATCTTAACGCAAGTAAAAGGGGCGCTCAGGCATGGAGAATGGCTGCCGTGGATAGAAGAGTATGCTCCATTTAGCCAAAGGACCGCATGGGATTTCATGTCTGCATTTGAGCGTCAAGCCGAAATAAGGCCGAAATTAGAAGCTAATGCTAATTTGAATTGGCGGTCAGTCGTGAACGCTGGAAGCAATGGCAGTATCGACAAGCCGCAGCAACTCCATGAATCGAATTTCTACTTTCATTCAATCAAGCTTACCCAGCGTTTGATGGGCGATATCAATCACGAAATCAAAGATCACCCGCTCGAAACTTGGCAAGGTGATAAAATCCAAAGTCTTGCCGCGGCGCTCGAACCGGCTGCTTTGCTCTACGATAAGCTAAAGTCGATGCTCGAATGAGTCTAAACATCGCCATCGATCAGCGCACTCCTGTTGATTATATCGAGCCGGAGTTGGACATACGCTCTGCATCCCTATCTTACATCCGAGTTCTTGAAGCCTTCGCTACTAGGGTGGGTGATGCCCTTCGCACAGGGGACATACGCTCTGCTAATACTGCGTTCTGGGGTAGTGCATATGGTCTTGGCCTATCGATATGTGGAGGGTTGAGTATGACTGAGCGTGCGTCTCATGTTGGCGTCACACGCGCCACGATCAGCAAGACAGCGCAGTCATTCGTGACTGATAACGGATTGCCACCATCCTTCTACATGAAGAGCGCAGCGTCACACAAACCCTACTCGCTGGCTCGCAAGGGATACATTGCTAATGGGTCACACAAGAAGTTTGTCGTCTAAGTTCAATGAGATTAATTATGCTCAGGCCTAACGATGGTCGTCAAGCTTATTCGAGAGAGCGGGTCCTTCCTGAGTCGATTCAGACCGAGGGTTTTTTGTC